CGGGGAACCATGGGCCGATCCAGCGACGGCCCCGGTCGGTCAGCTCCACGCTGATGCTGTCGCTGCTTCCGCTGGCCACGTCAATGTAGCTGAAGGAGGAAAGGTCTGGGACGATGGATTCCGTGGCGTTGGCCCCGTTGTAGGTCAGGGCCACAGTTGCCTTGCGCGGTTCCATAGCTCATCGCCTCCATTCCGGGAGGCCGCTGTCCTGCTGCGTTTCCTCCGGCAAGACCGGCACGGCCACATGGACGCCGCCGGGGAATATCTGATAGTCCAATAGGCGGATGTTTTCCCTGGCCTCCATGAGCGCCTGGGCGGCTTTCTCGTCCCCGTAGGCTCTGCGGGCGATGGTGTCCCAGGTGTCGCCCTGGATGGTGATGATGGTGTCCATGGCTTAGAACCTCTTTCTTGCGTTGTCCTTCATCCACTGATTCATCCGGCGCTCGAATTCCTCCTGGGAGATATGCTCTGCGTCGGTCATGTCCTCCCTGCTGGGCGCTCCGCCCTCGAAGCAGTACTGCGGGGCGTAGGTGATGTGGTAGACCGGCCCTCCGCCCTCCGGGTCATCCGGGTCGGGGTCGCCGCCGCGTCCGAGTTCCTGCAGCTTGGCCAGCAGTTCGGAGATGGGGGTGGCGGTGGAACCAATTTCCATGGCTTCCATCCGGTCGGCCAGGGCGGACACCCTGTCGGCCATGTATCCGACGGGGCCGGAGATCATGCTCTGCATCTTGCCCCATAGCTCGGAGAGGGGGACGATGGCCTCGGTTCCGGCTTCGCCTGCCTCCAGGATGGTGGGGCTGTCCACGATGCCGCCCTTGGCCAGCCGGGGGAGGGATACCTCCGGGATCGTTGCAAGGCCCTCCCAATCGACGCCGATGAAGGATGCGCCCAAGCCGACCACGTCGTTAAAGCCGCCGATGAAGCCGTTGACGGCCCCGATGATCCGGTTGATCATGCCCTCCACCAAGCCGATCAGGCCGTTGAAGATTCCCTTCACGAAGTCACCGATGGCCTGGAAGGCGTTGTTGATGGGGGTGGTCACGTTCTCGGAGAACCAGGTTCCTGCGGCCTGCCAAATGCTGCAGATGGAGGCCCAGAGGTTTGCGAAAAATCCGCCGATGCTCTCGACGATGGGGGCGAAGAAGTTCACCAGGGGCTGGATCACGTTGAGGTTGAACCAGCCGGAGACGGTCGCCCAGATGCTCTGGATGGAAGTCCAAAGGCCGGAGAAAAATCCACCGATGATGCCGGGGATGGGGGCGAAGAAGTTCACCACGGGGTCGATGACGTTGGTCTTGAACCAGCCGGAGACCGCCGCCCAGACAGCCTGGATGATGATCCAGCAGCCCTGGAAGAAGCCGCTGATCCACTGAACGATGGGAGCGAAAAAGTTTACCAGCGGGTCGATCACCTTGCTCTTAAACCAGCCGGAGACTGCCGACCAGATGCCCTGGATGGTGGCCCAGAGGTTTTTGAAAAATCCGGCGATGGCCGAGGCTGCGTTCTTCACGAAGCCGACGATGGCACTGGCCACCGAATTAACGAAGTTGCGGAAGCCCTCGCATTTTGTGTAGAGGACTACCAGGATGGCGATCACGGCGGCGATGGCCGTCACGATCAAAACGATGGGGTTTGCCATGAGAACGGCGTTCAAGGCTCCGAATGCCTTTGTCACCGCTCCGGTCACGGTGGCCCATCCTGCCTGGGCCAGCTGCGCCAGCGTCACCTGCCCTGTGAATAGGGCGGTCAGCGTTTCTCCGAGGGTCAGCGTCCCGTTGAATGCCGCCTGTGCGATGGTGGCCCCCTGGGCGCTGGCCTTGAAGAGCGCCAGCGTCACCTTGGCCTGCTGGAATCCCTGAATCATGCTCTGCAGGGCTTTCCCGGCCTTGAATGCTCCGTAGACCGCAGCCGCTGCGATCAGCACCTCTTTGAACTCCAGGGCGGTGATGACGACCGAGCCGAAGGCGTCCACCAGATCCAGGACGGCGCTGATTGCCGTGGGAAGCGCCGTGTCGATGATCCAGTTGAGTGCGGGCTGCACCGCCTCGAAGGCGGCGGTCAGCTGCCCGGAAAGGACGGTGAATATCTCCTGCGCCTTTACGCCGATGGATTCCAGCTTTGGCCGGATCATCGTGAAGATTGCCAGCGCCTTGCTCTGCACCGTTCCGATGAAGCCGGAGACCGTTCCCTCTGCGGAGGCTATCTTGTCGCTGAGCCAGTCCAGTCCGGTGGAGGCTGCGCCCAGCACCTTGTTCACCACGGGCAGTAGGTAGTTGCCGATCTGGATTTTCAGGGCGGCGATCCGGTTTTCGTAGAGCTGGATGTTGTTCGCGGTGGTGGCGGCTCTGGCGGCGTACTCTGCATCCATGCTCCCGGCATAGAGCTGGGCGTCTGCCACCATCTCGAACCGCTCCCGCAGCACGTCGAGGTTGGTCAGGAGCGGGGCGATGGCCCCGACGGATTCCTGGCCGAAGTAGTTTTTCAGGGCGGCGGCCTGCTCCGCCTCCGGCAGCTTGCTGACTGCCTCCAGGAAGGTGAGGATGGCCCCCTCCGCGTCGGTCTGCATCCGCTCCGCCATCTCGGTGGCGTCCAGGCCCAGCTGCTGAAGCACGGTGGCCTGCGCTTTTGTGGCCGAAGATCCGGCCACCATGGTGGTGGCCAGCTTTCTAATGCCGGTTGCCGCCACGTCCTGCTGGACGCCGACGCCTACCATGGTGGAGCCGAGGGCGGCGATCTGGGCGGCTGAGATGCCTGCCACGTCGCCCAGCGGCCCCACCGCTGTCACGATGGTGGAAATCTCCGAGGCTGTGGATGCGCTGTTGTTCGATAGGTAGTTGATTTGGTCTGCGAGGGCTGTGACTTCCTCCTGGCCCATGCTGAAGGAGGTACGCCACTTCGCCATCCAGTCACCCGCCTGTTCGGCGGTGGTGTCAAAGGCCACTCCCATTTTGGCGGCGGTCTCTGTGAATGTGGTGAGTTCGTCTGCGGCAATGCCTGCGGTACCTGCTGCTGCGGTGATTGCTGCCAGATCCTCTGCCGCCATGGGGATGTCCTTCGACATTTGGACGATGGAGTCCGACATGGCGTAGTAGGAGTCGGTGAGGTTCCCGTTTTCATCTCGCAGGCCGTCTACGACCTTTGCGACGTCGGCCATGGCGCTCTCGAAGTCCACCGCCGCCTGGACGGAGTCTGTCACGAATTCCCCTATCTTCAGCGCCCCCCAGGCTGCGGACGCGATTGCCGCTGCCTGCTTTGCGATCTGGCCGAGGCCGCTGATCCGGTTCTCTGCGGCCCCCATGGCGCTGTTGAAGGAGGAGGCGACAGAACCGGCGATCTTCACTGCAAGGCTGTATTCTTTTCCCCTACTTGCGCTTGCCACGTTTTGCCGCCTCCTTGCTTATCTTGATGACCTCCTTTGTGGTCTCGACGAGGTCTCCGATGGTCATCCGCATTAGGTCGGTGAATCCTGAATGGAGCGTCATGGAAAGACGGACGCATAGCCTACGGAGGTCTTTCCCGTCCTCCGGGGTCAGTCCTCTCCGTAGAAAAAACTGGTCACCCGGTTTTTGACCTTGATGGCGTCCTTCGGGGGAAGCCCCTTGAAGAACTCGACGGGCTGGCCGGAGGCTCTGGCGGCGATGAACTGGACATACTCCACGGTCATCTCCGGGAGCGGGGAGAAGACGCCGGTACGCATCAGGTGCTTCTCTGCGGCGATCATATCCTCTGCGGTGAGGCTGTCCAGGCCGGACAGGTCGATCTCCGAGTAGGTCTGCCCCTCGAACTTGTAGGGCTTGCTGAGTTTGACCAGCGTGGTGGCCTCCGCCTCGCTGGCAGGAGCCTCCACGGCGGCGGTATTGGTGATGGGCTGTTCCATGTCTCTTTCCTCCTATGGCTCAGGTGAGCTGCTTGATCTTCGACAGGACGTCGTTCCCGTTTACCTTGTAGGTGGGATTGATCTTGTCGATCTCGATCATCGACTTGCCGTCCATCTCCACCAGGACGTAGGTCAGCTCCAGGGTGATGGTGCTGTCCATGCTGCCCCGCTGGCGGACGGTTCCGATGTTGACGTTCTTGGGCTTGCCCCGGAAGACCACCCTCATGCCCATGTACTCCGTGGCCTGGGTGGAGGCTGCGGCGTACTGGATGGCTCCCCGCAGTGTCAGCTCCAGGGGCTGGGTGGGGTCGACCATGTTGAAATAGTCCCGGTTGATGCAGCGGAAGGGGATTTCCTGCTCCATGCTGCCGAAGTGGCCGGGGGTGGGGGCCTCGTACTCACCAAGGATACCGGCCCCGGAGACGGTGGAGGTCATGCTCTCAAACGGGGGCATTTCCACTTCGCCGGTGATGCCGCCGAGCTTGTTGCCGGTCAGGTACATATTGAAGTCGTGGATGGCTTCAGGGATTCCTACGATTGCCATTTAGATCAACCTCCAGTCAGAGCGCTCTGCAGAGCGTCGGGATCGAATTCCAGCGTGTTGAGGATGTCCTCCGCCGGAACGTAAGGGGCGAGGTGCTGGTGGAAGGTCAGCTTCCCGTTGATCAGGTCGGTCACCGAGTTTTCCTCTGCGATGAACTCAATTCGGGCTGCGGCGCACTTGTCCTGGGCAACGTAGGCGTTGCCACGGATGTTCTCTGCGTCGACGATACTCTCAATGAGGCGGCGGTTCGCCGGGTCGTCCACCTTCTGTGCATAGGTCAGGATGAAGCTGTTCCCCCACCAGCTGAAGAACCGGCGGCAGCAGAACCACATATCCTTGGGGTCGGTGTTGGCCGGATAGGCGGCGGTGCGGTTGCCCCAGGTTCTCCAGCCGTTGTTGTTGAGGGCGGTGGAGACGCCGAAGCTGTTCACCACGTTGGCCTGCAGCTGATCCAGCAGGACTTCCTTGCTCCAGGTGCCGCCGGTGCCGTCGGCGTTCTCCGTGTAAACGGCGTCGGCCAGGACGGTGCCGGTGATGCCGACCAGCTCATTGGAGGGGGAGAGGTTGGGCACGTCATCGTTGTTCGCGTCCAGGTAGGCGGTCAGTGCCGCCATGACGGCGCTGTACCAGAACTTGATGGAGCCGGAAACCACGCAGGGCCAGAGGGCCATGATGTGCTCGCTGTTGCATCCGGCGCTCTCTTTGGTGGTCTTGACGTCGCTGTACGCGGTGCAGCCGCTGGGGGTGCTGTCGATGTCCACGAAGCCCTCGCAGGAGAAGTAACCGTTGATCTCCTGGCACTTCGCGGCCAGGACGATGCCCACGTCGGGGATATGGCTCCAGCCGGGGGCGATAATCAGGCCGGGGGTCATGCCGAACTTGGGGTAAACCTGGCGGAGCACTTCAAAGCCGCTCTCCGCGCTCCCGGCAGAGGCTCCGATGATGTCATCCGCATCCACAACGGTGGGGTCGATGGAGGTGGAGGAGACCTTCAGCCCCGTGGCCTCCGCTCCCCTGCCTCCTGCGACCAGGGTGATGACCAGGTTGCCGTCATCGTTGAAGGAGAGGACGTAGTCGGTCTCAACCTCCAGAGCGGTATCGTCAGCCTCTGTCTTGACCTGGACGGTGCCCGGCAGGATGCCGGTGATGGGGATGACGGCCTCCATGCTCTCCACGGGGTAGGTAGCCTCCACGTTTTCCTTCTTGTGCTTCTTGGGGTCGAGCACGTTCACGAAAATGACCGGGGCCACGTTCACCAGCTTAAAGCTGGCATACATGGAGGCGCAGAGGGTGTAGAGGTAGTGGCCGTCTTCGTCCTTTTCCTCGCTGTAACCGAGCTTGCTGACGGCCTCTGCCCAGTTGTAGGCAATGACCGGGGTGTTGGTCACTTTGTAGGGGTCATCCGCCATGTTGATGGGTGCGGTTCCGAAGACCACCTGCAGCCCCGCCGTCCCGGTGATGGGGGCGACGATGCTGGTGGCTCTTTCCTGCACCCGGACGCCATGCTGGTACGGCATAATTAATTCGCTCCTTTCTGGATGGTGGCGCTCTCCGCGAGCGCCCTCTGGTAGAGTGTGTAAACGCCGCCCTCGCTCCGGCTGATCTGGGCCATGGCGTCAGCCAGCTTGGAGATTGGGACGCAGAGACCGGCCATGTACGGCGCTGCCTTGATGGCTGCTTCCAGCCCCTTCGGCTTTTCGCTGTAGACCGTATTCCGCGTGGCCACGCCGAGGATGGTGGGGCCGACGTAAACAAATTTTGTCTGCGGCTCTGCAGCCGCCTTTCGGGTTGATTTCCTTGTACTCATACGAGTTCGCTCCATTTCGCTCTGGGGGCCGGGGCGTGGAAGACCAGGTTCACGGCCCCGTAGAAGTAGGGGTAGCTCGGCTCATCCTGCAGCGCCCAGTTGAACGGGTCGGCGCAGACAAACTCCTTCAGCGCCGGTGTTTCCTCGTAGTGCTGCTGGATGCGTTCGATGATCTCCAGGACGGATTCGTGGCCTTCGTTCTCCAGGCTGTCTTCGAAGATGCCGATTACTAAAATGACCGAGATTTTGTGCGGGTCTGTCTGGGTCTCGATTCCGCCGCTGTCAATGCGGACGATGATGTAGGGGAATGGATCGGTGTCATCGTCGCTCTCCAGCTGCGGCAGGAACTGCGGGTAAAGGCCGGGGGATGCCATCTTCCCATCCGGGGTCTTGAACTGGTCAGTTGCGAAAAGCTCCCGGAGGTCTTCCATGATGGCTTTTTGAAGTTCTCTTGCGGTCATGTGGCGTTCACCACCTTGTCGATCTCCCTTCGGATGTTTTCCATGAGGTTGCCGTAGATCTCCGGGCGAAGGACGCCGAAGACCTTCTTCTCATCCCCGATCATTTTGGGGGCCGAAATGGAGAGCAGCTTCTTGATCTGTGTCATGTCTGCGCCCCGGCCCCATTTCTCCTGTCGGGAACTCCGGCCACTCGCGGTCTTGTACGTCTTCCCGTACTGACGCTGAACGATGGCCTGGTGGCCGCTGGCGAAGGTTGCGAGGAATGCCTTTGCCTTGTTCCCCTTGCGGGATTGGATCAGCTTCAGCGTTCCGCCGGTCGTGATCTGCACCTTAGCGCCGCTCCTGGGGGTGGTCGCCTTGAACTTCTTAAGCTCCAGCGTCCCCCCGGTGACGGTGATGGTGGCCTCCGGCTTCGAGACCGTGGCCCGGCCCAGCTTCATGGATGAGTTGAGTGCGGACTTCTTCGCCATGTATTCCTCTTTGGCCTTGTCGGCCAGATCGGAGCGGGCCTGCTTCGCGGTGGCGTTGACCGCGTTCTTCAGCACCTTCCGGCTTTGGCCCTTCATGTCCCCCAGGGCCTTTTCGATGGTCTGAAGGACGGCTTCGTCAAACTCGAATCGGATCATGCCGTCCTGGATGCGGGTCTTCATGCTCATCTGCTCCGGTTCGCCTCCAGGGTGATGCCGTAGACGCCGCTCTCATCGGTGGCGTCCACTATCGCATACCTTTTTCCGTCAACTGTTACCAGCTTGCCCTGGGCGGGGAGGGGGCCGAAGGCATCCGCTGCAACGTACATGAAGTACTGGCGGACAAAGAGTCCGTCCATGGTGGATTTCATCTGCTTCTCCCGCTCCACGTGCTCGATGTCATCAAAGATGATCGTCATCGGCGTCCCGTTCACCTCGTGGGTCTCCCCGAATTCCTCCAGGTTGAGGAAGGTCTGCTTGATGTCGTTATGAATAATATCCTTGAAGCTCAAGCTCTCCACTTGCCTCGCTTCCTTTCTTCGGTCATCGGTACTCTGCCCACCAGGTCATCCCCGGTGGCCTCCCCGCCTATTGCGAGGCCGGGGAGGCCAGCCAGAGCGGTCGCCGGTTTGGCCCGTGTATAGGTGGGGGGCTGGTAGTCTGCGTCTACCCAGATGGCGCTCCCCGCCTCCACCCAGGCCGCTGCGTCTGGGCTGTCCGAGGGCAGGAGGTCTCCGGGACGGTAGAGGGTCAGACCGCCATCGGCCTCGATGTAGGCCTGCGCCAGCAGGAGGCGTTTGTCCTCGCTCTCATCCATGGGGGATTAGCCTGCGGCAGCGGCTACGGGGGCCGGGGGATAGCCGATGTTGACCAGGACGGTGGTCTCCGCTGCGGCGGAGGGGGCGGCGGCGTAACCGGCGGGAGGCGTGTCGCTGGTGCCGGTCTTGGTGATCTTGCCGGTGGCGGTGTCGAAGTAGAGGGCGTCGCCCATCGCCACTTCCTCACTGTCGGTCTTGTCCATGGAGAAGACGCCGACCACGTGGACGGAGCCGACGGCTCCGGGGGCGATGTTCGTCCCGGCCACGCCGATGCGGGTGGTCAGGCTGATCACGGAACCGGCGGGGATGACGGCCTCCGTGCTGTTGGTGTAGTCCAGGGCTTCACCGCGCTGGACGTAGGTGGCGTTGCTGGTAGCCATGTTCTATCGCTCCTTTCTCCGATCAAACGGTGGGCAGGGCTACGCCGTCGTTCCGGGCGATGCCGCGGAAGTCGCGGACGCTGATGCCCCAGTCGAGGTACATATCCCAGACGAAGCCCAGGGTGCCGGGTACCTCCATGCGGCGGACGGTGGGGGTCTCCTGGCCGTTCAGGTAGTCCACCTGGATGCCACGGGCGCTGTCGCTGCTGGCCACCATGAACCAGGGACAAGCTCCGGTACCCGCCAGGGCGTTCAGCACGGGAGACTGGACGATCTGCAGGGGGTAGTTGTACAGCGGGTTGATGTCGTTGTTGTTGGAGCCGGTCACCTGGGTGGAGTGGAGAATGACGGCCAGGTCGAACTCGTAGCCAACGGGTACCACGATGGTGCGGGGGGTGATGTAGATGGCCTCCCCGAACTGATCCACCTGCTGCTGCATCTTCAGGATGATCTGCTGGATGCTGGCCTGGGAGGGCTTGCTGCCGGTGGTGATGTGGTTGCGGTGATCCGCGCTGAAGAACTTCTTGCCGTCGAAGATGGCCTTGTTCTCGAAGAGCAGCTTGTACACCTGCTTGTCGATGGTCTTCTTCGCCGCCGTGGCATAGAGGCCGGGAACTTCGGTCAGGAAGCCGATGTCATCGTTGATGAATGCCTGACGGGTCATGCTGAACTGCTTCCCGTAGGTGTCCAGCTTGCGCTGGGGCAGGCGGTCGGTTCTGGGCGTGTCGGCCTTGAGTTCGCCGTTCTCCGGCACCAGCAGGAAGTCGCCCACGCCGCCGATGACGTACTCGTGGTCTGCGGTCTGCTTGAAGTCCTTCAGGCTCCCGGTGGTGGTGAAGGCCTGGAAGGTGGTAGGCACATGGTTGTACAGGTAGACGATGCTCTTGCGGATGGTCTCATCCAGAATGGCGGGGAAGGCTGCGGTGGGGTTGTAGAACTGGCGGCTCAGTTCCGCGTAGAGGTCATCGCCGCTCATGCGGAGCAGGGCGCTGGCGTTGTGCTGCCCGTCCCGCATCAGGCATTCGATGCCCAGGTCGCGCAGGCTCATGCCCTGCAGCTGACGTGCGCCGGGGGTGGGGTTCTCCACCGCCACGCGGGAGCACCGAAGCAGGAGAGCGTCGGAGGCGTCTCTGCGGAATTCGTCTTCTCCGGAGCCGGTCACCTGGACGCTGGTGGACAGGGGGGCGCGGTTCGTGCGGAGCTGTTCGAGGATCGCCGCCCTGACCTGATCCACGGTGGTGCCGTTGGAGATGTAGTCCGCCGGGTCTACGCCGAAGTCCCGGCACATGGCGGTGATGTCGGTGATGCGGGTGCGCTCTGCCTCGACGGCTCTCTGGGCGTCAGTGGGGGTGCCCTCCGGTGCGGGAGTGCCCTCCGGGTTGGTGCCAGTGGCCTGCCGCTGCTGCTGGGCCTCCTCGGCGGCAATCTCGGCGGTCAGGGTGTCGATCTCCCTCTGCAGGGTGTCAAATTCACTCTGCTCCTCCGTGGTGAGGGAGCGGTTCGCCGCCTTGGCTGCGTTCACCAGCTGCTGCTGGCGAGCGATTTTGGCGGCTCTCTGCTGCTGCTTGTTCATAGCATTTACCTCCTGCTGTTGTTCAGATTGATTTGAAGTTGGCTTTCGAAGACGGCCAGCGGGATTTCTCTGGGTTGCTCCGCCTCTCGGCCCACGCCGACCGTTTCGTCAGCCGGTACCGAGACGATGGAAATTTCGAGGGGGCACCACTTCCTCGCAATTTCGCATGGCCCTGTGAATCTGCCGTCTGCGCTGGTCTTCCCAGCCAGGACTTCCTCCAGTGAATCGATGCGGTATCCGACCGAGACTCCCTTCAGGGTCTCGCTCCGCACCTTTTGGTAGATGACCTCGGATTCGTCATCAGTGTCAAATTCCACCTCTGCGTACCCTCGGTATCCCTCCACCCAGGCCCGGTTGATCTTGCCGACCACCTTGTCCCTGTTGTGGTTAAAGAGTAGGCACCCGATGTCGTTCAGCCGGGTGAGGTCAACGGCTCCGGGGCCGTGGTCGAGGATTTCTACCCCGAACCACCGCGTCACGGGCTGCTCCGAAGAGAAGGAGAGGATGAACTTTCGCTCATTGCCCTCGCCGTCCATGCGCTGCAGTGTGCCGTAGCGGCGGAGGTTATTCATCTTCGCCTTCTCCGCCGCTCTCACCGACTCCGGGCTGCTGTTCTCCAGCTCCCGGCTCCGAAGGGGGAAGGGCGGGGGCGGTGCCTGCGGCACCTTGGCCTGCTGCCGGAGGCTCTTCCTCATCGGCGTAGAGGCCGTCTGTCTTTTTCTGTCCAAGGATTACACCTCCCAGGTCGATTCCGTGTTCGTCACGGGCGTATTTGATTACCTCGCAGATGTCATCGATCTGCTTTCTCCAGTCCTGGCCGTTTTCGGCGGCGATCTGCTTGAAGGTCTTCTGGCCTGTCTGCAGGGCTGTCTTCGTGGCCACGGTTTCTTTGTTGGGGTCGATCCAGTCCTTCGGGGGCTTGGTGAAGGAGTGGGAAAAATACCGATCCTTATCCCTCCAGAAGTCCCGAATGTTCAGTGCCCCGGCCAGGACGGCTGAAATGATGAAGGTCTCGTAGATCTCGTCGAGGACGTCGGCCAGAAGCTCGTCTTCCTCCGCGTAGGTCATGCTGTCCTCGATCAAGCCCTGGCGGGCGCTGGAGTAGTTGGCCTCGCTCATGTCACGGGCGGTCGCCTCATAGCTGATGCCCTGGCCTGCTCCGATGAGCCGCTGCTGCAGTTTGATATAGCTGGCGGCGTCGGTGGCCTGCCCCTGGGGGTTGACCACCTGGATTTCATCGCCTACGTTCATCTCCTTGATCATGCCGGGGGAGATGGTCTTCCCGTCGTAGGTGTGCCGGGGGCCGGATGGGGCGCTGCCCCGCCCAATGCCTGCGGTCGGGATAGCCCTCTTGATAAAGACCGAGAGGCAGGCCTCAATCCGCTGCTTGACTGAAACGGCCACCATGAATTCGTTTGCGTCCCGGATGCGGGTGACCGTCTGGCTCATGTCGCTCATCTCCCGAAGCTGGGAGGGGCGGCGCTTGCTGAAGTAGAAGATCACGTCGTTGGCGTCGAGGTAGATCGGGTCGATGGTGGTCATGCCGTCCAGGGTGTACTGCCTGATCCAATAGCCGACGGGGGCGTTGTACCGGTTGTACTCAATGCCGCCGACCACTCGGTTCCCCTTGTGCTTTGGGGCGACCTGGGAGGCGTCCAGCTCATCCACCTCGAACATTTGGAGCTTGAAGGGGAGGACGCCGCCTGCGGTGTATCGCTTCACAAAAATGATTCCGCCGTCTACCTTCTTCCTGCGGACGGCCATGCGGAGGATCTGATTCAGGCTCTGGGTGCCGGTGACGTCGCAGTTCCTCTTTTTGCACCAAACTTTCCACAGCTTTTCGATCTCCCTGTTGAGATCGGTGTCTCCGGTCTCCGCCTGAAGCACCAGGCCCTTGCCGACCACGTTCCGAACGAAGGGGCCGATCACGGAATTCATCATGTCGCTGTTGCGCTCCAGGTCTCTCGACCTGGCCCGGACAACGTCCCGACTGTACCGGTCGGTGTATTCGGCGCTCTGGTTGGTGGCGTACCAGCCGTTGTTGAGCCGCCGGTGGTCTCCGGCATCGTAGTGGCGCTGCTCCGCCAGGACTTGCCGCCATGCCTCGCGTCTGGCCCCTGCCTCTGGGCTGATCCAGCCGATGATTGTGTCCAGCCAGTTCATCCCATCACCTCCCCTCGAAAAAAGCGACGTAGGTGTTGTCCAGCAGATGGCTGTTGCCCTCGCTGGCGATCTGTGCTTCGAGATCGTCCCGCATGGCCCGAAGCAGGGCGAGGTCTGCCCTGGTCAGGCTCCGGGAGCCGATTTTATAGCTCTGTCCGCCCAGGAGGACGGCCTGGATGGCCTTGTTCACTTCCTGGAGCCTCTGCTGGGGCGTGTAGTCATTGTCCATGCCTTATCCCTCCGATAACCAGCCGTCGTTCTGGCCGATCCAGTTTTCCTCCGGCGTGGGAGCCGGTTCCTTTTGTGCCTCCGCCCTGGGCGGCATCTCCAGTTCCTCCAGGTGGAAGGTGCGAGCGCCGAGCATATCGGCGGCGCACATGGCGTAAACCTCGCAGTCCAGCAGATGGTTGTCCGCGTGGGAAGTCTTGAGTACCCATGCCTGGATGGTGCGCTGGCCGCTCTTGACGTTGACCTTGTGCTCTGCGGTCACCTGCTCCGCATACTCCCGGTCGCAGCCCCGGTAGACCATCCAGCTGCCGGTGCCGTTCCTTTTCCGCATACGGCCTGCGATCATGTCCTTGTACTTCCCGGTGTCGATGATGGCCAGCTGCATTCCGTAGGCTCTGCTGTCGGTCTTGTTCACCTTGGAGATCCTGAAGTGGGTATCCATCGGGTGGGACGATCCCTTGCTGGGCAGCGCCCAGTCTGCGTTGCTGGCGCAGAAGTCGTAGACCAGGTCGGTGTTGTCGCCGCTGTCCACCAGGGCCAGGGAGACCACCAGCGGCTCCCCGCTTTCCTCCCTGGCGTACTGCAGGTTCATGATCCGCTCAATCTCCGCGAAATTGTAGACCTGCCCGTGGGCGATGTTCTGGGAGGTCAGGTAATTCCCCCAGGCTCGGATGGTGTAGTAGATGCTGGTCTCCTGGACGTCGATTCCGGCGGTCAGGAGCCGTGCCCACTTGGGGACGATGAACTCCGGCAGCGTGGTCTGCCGCTCCAGGACGAGGTCGGCGTTGGTCTTCAACTTTGTGTCCTCCCACGGCTCCGCGAGCCAGCTGTTGGTGAAGTTCTGGAAGAGGTCGGGGTCATCCTTGCTGGTGAGGAACGCCTTGACCATCTCCGAAAACCGGACGAAGGGGCTGTAGAGGGTGTTGATCCAGAAGGCCACCTTGCGGGGGAACTGGGTCTTTTCCTCTACTGTGCGCCACTCCCCATGGCGGAGCATCTCCGGCTTGTGCCGGTCGGTAATGATGCCGTGGCAGTTCTGGCATTCATAAACGGCGAACTCTGCCCGGTCTGCGTAGGTCATGCCGTCTTCGTTCGGAAATTTGACCTGCTGCCAGACCAGTTCGATGTACTCCCCGCAATGGGGGCAGGGCACGAAATAATGCCGGATTTGGTCTGCGGCCTCCATGGCTTTCCAGATGTGCCCGGTCTTCAGGGTGGGGGTGGAGGTCTTGAAGATCTTCCGGTTGCGGAAGGTCTTCGTCCGCTCCGTGGCCAGTGAGATGGGGTCGGACTCCTTCTTCGATGCGCCGGGGTATTTGTCCACCTCATCCAGGAAGAGGTTCCGAATGGGGCGGCTGGCCAGCTGCGATGGGCTGTTGGAGCCGACGATGACCAGGTACATCCCATCAAACTGAAGCTCCGAAACGGAGGAATCGCTCTCATGGTACCGGCGCTTCAGCTCCGGCGAGGCGTTGAGCATTGGGTCGATGCGGTTCTTTTTGATGCTCTCCCCCAGGGTGTCCGAGGGGTAGACCACCATGGTGGGCGATGGGTCTTGCTGGATGATCCGTCCGATGCTGTTCAGGATGGTCTCTGTTCCGCCCACCTGCGTAGGCTTCACAAAGATGACCTCCTCCGTCTCGTAGTTGCATAGCTCATCCATGATGCCTACGAGGTAGGGGGTTTTGTCGTTCCGCCAGGGGCCGGGGCTTCCTGACGTCTTCGCGTCCAGGACGCGGTATCGCTCTGCCCATTCGGAGACGGTCAAATCCTCCGGCGGCTGCAGGGAAGCGAGGGCCTGCTTCTGGTAGGGGGTGACCGGGTATTTTCGGAAGCGGAGGCCCTTACTTCTTCGTCCCATCGACGGCACCTCCCGGCTCCGTCACGCCAGCCACCACGAAAGCGGTTAGAATCCGCCGAATCTCCCCCTGGATTGCCTTTTCAATCCGGCGCACCTCCACGGGTTCTGCATAGCCGTTGATCATGTCGGCCACCCTGGCCGGGATCGCCATGGCGAAATTCTTAAAAGTCACGAAGAAGCGGGTGTAGTCGAGGATGACTTCCTCCACCGAGATGTACTTCCCGGCGGCGATGTCCGTCCGCAGCCGGTGCAGTTCTCCCTGGCTCTCCTTGAGGGCGATCTCCGCCCTCATTTTCTGCTCCCGCAGTTCGTTCTCTTTTTCGGAGCGGTTCTTCCCGTATGCCTTGTCCGAGAGGTACTTGACGTAGCTCTGGATCGTGGGCACCAGGTCATATCTCCGCCCCTCCACGGTCTCCGTGGTGGGCAGCACTCCCTCCTGGGTCAGCTGCTGGATGCGGCGGACGGTGACGCCGAACAGCTGGGCGATGATCTCCACCCGGTAATATCCGCCGCCTGCTACTTTTCCGTTGTTATCCAAATAAAGCGCCCCCCCCCCCCGCAATTCAAGGGTTAGTTCATCGGTGGTCATGTCGTGGCCCTCCCGCTGAAGCCCCGCTTCTCATCCATTGGCCAGCACCGCCTTTTCTCCGGTGAGTTGCTCCCACCGCTGGACGATGATGTCGGTGTTCCTGGGGTCGTACTCCATGAGGTAGGCAGTACGTCCCAGCTGCTCCGCTGCGATGAGGGTGGTGCCGCTGCCTCCGAAGAAGTCACCCACGGCCCAGCCAGGGCGGCTGGAGTTGTTCATCAACCGGCCCACCAGTGGGACGGGCTTCATGGTCGGGTGCAGAGCGTTGCGGGTGGGCTTGTTTTCGTAGTGGACGGTGGTCTGGTCTTTGTAGTCCCGGAAGACCTTCTCGATAAGGGCCAGCAGCTGCTGCTTGTTCATCTTCTTCAGCTCCAGCTCATCCTCCAGGAAGACCGTGTCCTGGGTGCGGTCGTTCACAAAGTAGTGCGCCGCTCCCTCTTTCCACCCGTAGAGGATTGGTTCATGTCGCCACTGGTAGTCGCTCCGGCCCATGACAAAGGCGTTCTTCTCCCAGACCAGGCATTGCGAGAGCTTCAGGCCTGCGTCGGCGTAGGCCTGCCGGAACTGCAGGCCGGTGCTTTCGGCGTGGAAGACGTAGATGGCGGCTCCGGGCCGCATGGCCTCATTGAAGTTCTGGAATGCCGCCAGCAGGAAGCTGTAAAAGCTGCCGGTGTCCATGTGGTCGTTTTCGATGGTGCTGTTCTTCCGGCTCCCTTCTTGTCCCAGGTAGACTTCGAGGAACTCTGTCTTTGCGCCGTAGTCCACGTTGTAGGGTGGGTCGGTGATCACCAGGTCGAGCTTCTCCCCAGAGAGCAGCTGCGCCACGTCATCGGGGTCGGTGGCGTCACCGCACATGAGCCGGTGACGTCCAAGACGCCAGATGCTCCCGGCCCTGCTGACCGGCACGTCGATGGCCTCCGCCGCTGCGTCCGGGTCGAAGTCATCTTCCTGGGCCTCCGGCGGCACCTCGGTCAGCTGGATCAGATCTTCCAGGTCGGTGCGTTGGAATCCGGTCACGCTGAAGTCGTAGCCCTCCAGGTCAAGCTCCACCAGGAGGTCTTTCAGCAGTTGGTTGTCCCACTTGCCGGTGATCTTATTGAGGGCGGTGTTCAGGGCTTTCTCTTTGGTCTTGTCCCGGATGTCTAGGACGATGACCTCCGCTTCCTCGTATCCGAGATCCATCATCACTGTCCGGCGCTGGTGGCCCTTGATGATGGTGCCATCGAAGTTGATTACGATGGGGTCTGCGTACCCGAACTCCAGGATCGACCGCTTGATGTCCTGGTACTCCTTGTCCTCTGGGGTCAGCTTCTTTCTGGGATTGTATTCAGCGGGCCTCAAATCAGAGAGTTTTCTCCGCTCAAACTTCAAGTGCTGCTCCTCCTTCGGCTAGAGTTTTCGGGCCTGCGTAACGAAATGCTAAAAAAATTTTCGATTTTATCCGAAAATCCATCGCGCCTTCCTCGCCCCGCGCTGGGGGGTGGGTGTCGGTAGTACCTACGGCCATCGCCGGGTGTGGCCCCTCGACAGAGGAAGCCTCCAAAGCCCTGGAGGCTCCCTCTGCCCTGGGGAGGAAGGAATGAACGAGCAACTTGCCCATTGTTGCTCGCGTTTAGCTTAACACAACAAAAAGTCCTTTTGAGTCCTGACTTTCTTGAAGGGCCTTGCTTTGTCCCCAGTCCAGGGGCCTCTGCTGCAGCGCGTCCCTGTTCTGCGCTCTCGTGCACCTGCTACCCACAGCTCTGGCCCCTTGCCCTGTGGCCCCGCCCCTGTGCTCCCACGAAAATAGGGGGCCGATTCCTGGAATCAGCCCCCGGTGTTGTGTTTTGGGAATGCCCCCTACGGCCCCGTACAAGGCCACACAAGCGCATGGTTTTTTAGTGGTGTACTTTCCTGTCCTCCCTCTAAAAGCCGCCGTTTTTTCCGTTGGAAAAAGCCCTGAATTTTGAGAGGGCGGCTTGTACTTCCTGGGTGTCGAGCAGAAAATCCAAGGCCCTGTTGTAATGGTCGTAGCAGGGGGTGCGGGTCAAATGGACGGTTCTCTGGATCTCGCTCCAGGGCTTGCAGTCCAGGTGCCGAAGTTCCAGGATCATGCGCTCCGTGGATTCCTCCGGCAGCAGGTCGATGACGTCCATGATCTCCAGAATTATGCGCTCCGTCTTTTTACTCTGCTTTTCGATGCGGCTTTCGACTTCCGAAATATCCGCCGCCTCATGGCTCCGAAAATCGCGGCAAAGCCGACGCAGGCGCTCTGTGAGGATCGCCTGCCTCTTTTTTGCCTTATAAAAGCGGGTCAGGTATAGCTTGAGCGTGATGCGCTCAGCCTCCCGGTTTTTCATCTCCGTCGCCATTGGTTGATACCTCCGATGGTCTGCTGCTCGGTGCAAGGGCGTAGACCTTACCGCCCAGGACGCTGAATTTCTGGATGACCTTGTCCCGCTGATCCCAGTCCCGGATCGCCTGCCCTCTCTGGCGGAGGGCTGTGTTGATTGCGTTCATGGTGACCACCAGGGCGAAGGTGGGCAGGGTCTCAAGCTCCGCGAAGGCCTTTGACGCCTCCGCGCTGTTGCCCTGCGTCTTGCCCCGGCCAAGCGGCCACGGCCCCTTTTTACTCCGTTTCTTTTTGCTCATCGCGTCTCCTTTTCTCTCTGGCGTCCTCCATGGATTCGTGCCACATGGCGGCGATGAAGGTATTCATTCCGGAGATGGCTTCCTGCTCCGAGGCTCCGGCCCCCTTCATGCCCGTGTAGAAAATGTGGGCCATCTCCGAAAGTGAGCCGAGGGCGGTAATCATGTCCCGGAGCGGGTTCTGCTGCGTTCCGTCTGCCATTTCTCTATCGCCTCCTGCGCCTGGGCCGGGAAGCTGACCACGAGGGCCGTGCCTCCGGCGGCGTTGATCTGCTTGATGGTCTGGGCCTGAACTGGCGAAAGCTCACCGCCCTCCGGGCGCTTAACCTCGAATCCGAAGAAGTGGCCGTCAATGATGGCGCAAATATCCGGGATGCCCTGTCTGCTGTATGGCCCCTGCTGGGCTTTCCAGACGAAGGCCTGCGGATATGCCTCCCGCAGCCATTTGATGATCTTCGCCTGGTAGTAGCTCTCCTTGTGTACTCCGACCGGGGTGCTCATGGCTCGATCCTCCCGTCCTGCTTCTCCAGAAGGTTGGCGATTACGCAGGCCGCTTCCCGGAGCATAGGCTCCAGCCTCCGGTTTTCGGCTCTCCCGGCTTCCTCGATCAGGGCGTCGACGAAGCCGTAGGGGTCGTTCCGAACGGCGAGGCAGACCAGGGTGTCGTAGGTCTTCTCCATGGCTCACGCCCCCTCGCTGGCCAGAGGCGGAGCGTCATGGAAGACCGGCTCTCCGTCTTCGGCGGCGGCAGGTGCGTCCGCGTACTCCCCGGCGGACTCCGGGGCCGGGTCAGCGAAGGCATCCAGGTTGCCCTTTTCTCCCTCCATGAAGTGGGAGGCCATCATATCGGCGGTGTGCAGCGCCCAGATGAGGGGGTGCTTGTCGATGGCCTGGCTGATTGTCGCCGTGTCTGTTCCGGTGCTCCCGGTGAAGCCCATGTGCCACCAGATGGCGTACATTTCCTCCGTGGTCAGTTCCATGTACTGCTTGATGATCATGGCGCTCTTTGAGCCGTGTCCGAGGGGCATCTTGTCCTCGACCGTGTAGTATGGCACCTTTTCCCACTTGCCGGTCTTCTCGTTTTTGGCGTTCCGGGTGCTGGTGGTGTAGAAAAAGGTCTTGCAGATGTCGTGAAGCAGGGCGGCGATGATCACGCTGTCCTGGGGGAAGGTGGCCACGAACTTGTCTGCGACCACATAGTGGTACTTGACCTTTGGGTTTCCGGCTTCGTCCTTTCCGTCCGGCTCTTTCATCAGCAGCCCCCGCAGGGCGTCCAGCACGTTGAGGCTGTGCTGCAGGAGACCACCCTCGCAGCTGAGGTGGTAGTGCGTACTTGCTGGGGCCGTGTAAAAGTCGCTGCGGCGGATGTACTCCAGGAGCAAGCCCATGCCGGGGCGCTGCACCTTGTCCAGCTCTGCTTCAAACCGGGCGATATTCGCTTCTCTGTTCATTCCGTTCCGTCCTTTCTTAAATCGGCGGGAGGGCACTTTCTGCCAGGGGCATATCCTCCGGGAGCAGTTGGAATGCCAGCAATCCGCCTTTTGTTTTTCCGGCATAGTGAAAACCGGCTTTTTCGTATGTGAGGCCCCATGTGTCTTTCCCGTGGCGCTTCGTTGGCCTCACCTTTCTGGGGTCGATGAAGGTGACCATGCCCAGGCTGGGCGGCTCTCCAAGGGCCGACCTCGTGGCGGCTACTGCCTGCCGGATCATCTCTGATGCGATCCCTGCGCCCTCGTTCCTGAATGCTGAGCATATCCAGGCTCCGCCCCATTGGTGCTTAACGTATTTTGCAAAAGGGAAGGAGGTCACCCAGACGGCCCTTCCGCTGTCGGTCTCCGCATAAAATACGCAGCAGCGGCCTGGTGGAACAAACTGGGGCGATCCGGGCTTTTGACGGTTGTAGTGCCTGTCGGCCACATCCCTTGCTTTTGGGTCTGCCCGGTAGGATTGATGCCAGATCATCCGGTGTTGCCTCCCTCCGGGTCTGCTCCAATGTCCGGTGGCCAGCTGCTGGTGTAAACCTGGTAGCTACTGTCGATCCAGGCTCCGTTGGGGAAGTCCGGGTTTCTCCCCGGCGGGAGCCAGAACCGGCGGATGATGTCGTTGTAGATCCAGCGGTTCCTTGTCTCTCCCGTCCAGCGGTTGTGGCGCTGCCAGTAGGGGTCGAAGGCTTCCTGCTCGCACCGGGCGTATCGCTCGAAGACCAGCTGCTCGAATTCCTCCCGGTCGAGGTGGGCCACCAGGGCCAGCCTCCATTTGTCCCGCAGCCCTCCGGCCTGGTTTTCTTCCTCGATGATGGCTGCGACCTTCTGTTCCAGCCATTCGTTCCCGGCGGTATCCTTCGGGTGCCTGGGCCAGTGCTCCATCAGGGTCTGAAGGTATCGGTCTGCGAACCAGTCAGCCGCCTCGGTGAGCCTGCCGATCAGGGCCTTGTAGCTCTTGGCGTAGGTGGTCTCCAGCTTCTCCAGCGGCACCTGCTGGCGGTTCCTCTGGAGCTTGCCGAAGTCCGCATCCAGCTTTGCAATCCATTCTGTGTCGGTCATCGCTTTGCAGTCCCCCTTTTTTGCCGTTTTTGGCCGTTGTAACTCCTTTTTCAGAAAATAGGAGTTACAGCGAAAAGCCTTGACGCTCTAGGGCTTTCGCCCCTTTTTTCGGGTGTTACTCCTAACCGGAGAACATACACCGTATTTTTTGAAATTTATTGCACTAAGTCATGAATTTCTGCGTTGTGCAATAATTTTGCAATAATAATGTGTATTTCTCAATTTTAGTAGTAACAGGAGTAACAAAACGCTTGAAAGCCTTGATATGACTGGGTTTTTCGTGTTACTCCTAATGTTACTCCTAGCGTTACTCCTAATTTCTAGCAGTAACATTTTGGGGTCAAAATGGCAGGTCTTCATCGCCGCCCTCAATCTCTCGGAAGCCGCCGAAGGACTCCTGCTTCCATGCCTCCGGGAGGTCGCTTCCATCGTCGAGTTCGTCCGCATCGTCGATGGCGTCTTTGTTTTCGGCCAGCTTGCCAATGTAAAATTCCACGAACCGGGCGACGCGGGTGCCGAACCGCTTAATGAGTGAATACTGGCGCTTTCCGGTCTTCCGGTCGATGTCTGTGGCGATGAGGTCTTTCTCTGCCATGTACTTCATGGTCTTCCTGGGGCTGTACCCAGCTTTCGTCAGGGCCTGGTTCAGCATGGATGGGAAGATGTAGGCGGTGTTCCCGGTCTCGCTGGTGAAGCCAAGGCAGGTGCCTATGGCGTTCGCACCGAAGTAGGAACGGTTGGCCAGCACCCAGTCCACGATGAACTGGACGGCGTTCTCATTGACGTCGGTGGTGTTTGCCTCCACCTGGTTAATCAGGATGCTCGCTGCCATGCGCTTTGCCTCCGCCACGGATTCTCTGGGGTTGCCCCCGAAGAACCACTCATCAATGAGGCTGTCAGCTAGGGCCACGGCGGCGATCCCCGCGATGTGGGAGCCGTTTTTGCCCTGGCTGGTCTCCCGGATGTACCGCTGCATATCCTCGTACCGCTCCACGATCTCCCGCTCATCCATCTGGAGGATGTGCTCAATGAAGGCGGGGCCTGCCCACCCGCAGTCCATAGCGGCCTGCTGGTGCATGAGGGCGGCGTCCTGTTCGTTGTCGAACGGCCCCCCGTAAATCTCCAGGACGCGGGTGCTGACGCCGGTCTGGGAGGTCTCTGTGCTGAGCGGTTCCTCTCCCGTGGCCAGGGCCACGGTTCTCCATTGGTGGACAGTCTGGATGCCGCCGCTCTTGGCTCCCCGGATCTTGCCGGTGCCGCTGGCGATCATGTAGACGATTTTCTCCAGTGCCCCCTGGTTATTCCCGGCCAGCTGCCGTTCGTCGATGCCCAGCGGGAGGTCGCAGTAAAATGCCGCCGTCCGCTCCAGGCCCACCTGGGTGGCGTTGAAGTTGACCATGAGCCGCTCCGGGTCTCCCCAGGCGGAGAGGGCCGCTTTCAGGGCGGCGGTCTTGCCGCCCTTGGAGCCGCCCCAGTTGTAAACGAAGAATATCCTCTGCTTCACGATCCGAAGGAGCGGGGCGGCGAAGCTAGCGGCGAGGATGAAGCGGAACTTCTCACGGCTCCGGTGAGGGGCCATGTGCTCGATCCACCGCTCCATGGTGCCGTTCTGGCAGTACGCTGCCGCCATGCCCCGCTGGGATGGGTCAATGTCTAGGGTGATCCCCTCATCGTGGCCGGGGATGAACCGCCGCCCTGGTTGCCAGCCGAAGGTGGAGGTGGCGTCGTTTTTGGGGATGATGTCGATGTTCTCCGACTCCAAAGCACCCAGGAACTTCACCACGTTCTTCGAATTCTCGCTGGTGATGGTGCAGCCCAAGTCCGCCAGGGTGGTGATGCTCCGGCTGGAGAAAATCACCGACCGGGGGTAAATGGCCCGCTGCCACTCCCCGTCACGCTTGAAGGCGACCTCCATCTTTTCGTCTCCGGTCTCCAGGCTTTTCAGCCGCTGGGTCAGGAGGATGGGCGTACGGCAGACATTGGCGGGGGTGTGCGTCTTCGGGTCAATCCAACTGATACCCTTGTCCGAAAAAAGCCAGCCCTCCGGCGTCCGCAGGCTGAGGGGTGCGCCGGTGATGGGTTCCTCACGCATCTCTGCCTCCAGGTCGACGGCCTTTGCCCGTTTCAGGGCCTCCCGGATCAGCTTGGCTGCTTCCTCTTTGCCGTGGGCCAGGTAAACGTCGGACGGGTCTTTTTTGCCGAGACTCTGGCAGCTCCAGACGTAAACCTCCCCGGTGAATCCGGTGTCTGCCAGGGCGTGTGTGAGCTTCCGGTAGAAGGTGTCGCCTCCGCCATCCGGCTCTTTGTGGATGTAGAGCTTCAAGTCCTGCAGGCCTATGGTCTGGTAGTCCTTGAACATGGAGGCTCCGGCGATGCCAATGGCGGGGATGCCAAGATACCAGAGGGTCTGGGTGTCGCTCTCCCCCTCAACGAGGACGGCGTATCCGGCTTTCCTGATTCCCGGCAGTCTCCATTCCCCGTAGAGGCATATCTTGCCCTTGCTGCCCCGCATCCAGCGGAACTCCTTTTTCGCGTACCGCTTCCGAATGGCGGCTTCTTTGCCGTCCTCGAAAAAGTAGGGCATCCGCAGGTATTCGGTGCCGTCCCGGTCTCTCCCGGTGTCTACCCTGCAGGTGTCCCGGAGGAAGTCTGCCGGGAGGCGCTTGTCGAAGCTGTACCGTTCCAAGGTGTAGGAGCCGAGGCCGCTGGCGTTGGTTGACTGGGCCTGCCGTTCGTGCTCCGGGGTGATGCCGTACCTGGCCAGGATTTCCTTGTAGGCCTCTTTCGTGTCGATGCCCTGGTACTTTGCCCAGAAGGTGACGAAGTTCCCGCCCTCATCCTCTGCGAAGCAGTGCCACTTCCCGGTCTTCAGGTCAACGCTGAAGCTGTCGTTCCTGTCCTGGTGGAATGGGCAGAGGCCGACCAGGTTGTCCCCTGTGATCTTGTATTTCTGAATGACGGCGGTGTATTCCGCTCGGTAGTCCACGACTTGGTCGAGGTTCACACTGTCCAAAGATGCCATTAAATCACCGCCTGTCCTTTGCTTGTAGTATCATGGGGTTTTCCATGGGGAGGGGGAGGGTGCCGGGTGGCCAGCACCCTCCCCGGCGCTCTTAGTCGAAGGGGAGGACGGGATCGCCGCCGGTGGCCGGGGCGTCCTGGAACTGGGGGGCGTTGGCGTCGGAGGTCTTCTCCCCGGTGAGGGCCTCCCATTCCTCATCACTCATAGGGGATACGTCTACGCCGCCCTTGGCGGTGCGGGGCTGGGCCTGCTCAGTGGCCGGGGTGTAATCATCCAGGGTGATGGCCACGCTCTGGTACTGCTCCTTCACCTGGCGGCGCAGGGCGATGGCCTGGGCGGCGATGGCTGTGGGGAGGATACCGCCCTTTTTGATGACCACCTTGCTGTAGGCGACGCCGTTGGCGTTGGTGGCTTTCTCCAGGGTGAAGCGCAGGATCATGCCGGTGTAGGGGACGCCTCCGGCCAGTATCTTCGCCAGCTGCCGGTTGACGTCCTTGATGGAGGTAGGTGGAACCGTCAGGAGGTAGAGGTTCGGGTCTCCGCTCATCATCAGGTAGAGGCGGCGCATATTTTTGCAGGCCTTGCCCCGGCCCTGCTTGCCGGTCTGGTCGGCCCCGGAGCCGTACTCATTGTAGGGGCATCCCTCGCAGGAGCGCAGTTCTCCGGTGTCCGTCCAGATGGCGGTCTTGCCGTCCATGCTGGCGCAGGCGGGGGGCTGGTTCTGATCCTCCCCGGAGCCGTAGGCCCCCGGCCAGAAGCCGTTGGCCCGGTGGGTGAAGATCACCACGCCGTCGATCTGCTTCATGTATTCGGCATCGTCTTCCTCATCGGTCTGCACCTCGTAGGCGAGGCCTCCGCCAGAGGGGATCTTGATCTTCAGGCAGGTGATGCCGCTTTCGGGGTCGAGGTCATCCATCTCATCCTGCAGCTCCGCCAGAAGCTCCGGGTCGATGCCCTCGTACCGGTTCATCAGCTGGAAGTTGTCAGCGACCGCCAGGGCGGTTTCATTCTTTTTCGTGGCCATGCTTATTCATCCTCCGTTTCAGTGTTGTCAGTGGGGTCTGCGTCCTGGAACTGGGCGGCGCTGGCCCATTCCTCCATGGGGGTCACTTCCTCGCTCCGGGCGGTGTTCTCCGCCTCGTAGAGATCCCGCAGGGTACGGCGCATCTCCGCTGCCGCCTCGATCATGGTGGCCGCTGCCTCCAGGGTGCTGTTGCAAATGCTGGAGACGGCCTCGATGGCGGGGTAGTTGGCGTCGGGGAGCGTCCCCAGCAGGATGGACGTGTCCCCGTCGATGGCCTTGACGGCCTTTTTGATTTTGGCCAGCCGCTCTGCCGCAATGCCGAAGGCCTCGTGGCGGTTTCGGACGGCGGTGGGGGCCTCCCCGCAGGCGGTGATCATCTCCCCGGCGGTCTTGACGGTGTCCTCCGTCAGCTGGGCGATGGCCTTATCGAGCTGCCTCCGGGTGTCCAGCTCCAGCTGCTCATATTCTTCTCTCATCTCTGCATCCTCCTGGCCTCTTTCCGACGGGCCACGTCATTGTAATCGTAGGTCTTGATGACAGCCTCCAGGGCCTCCGAAAGCTCCCCGTGTTCCTCCACGTAGGCGCTCATGGTGGATTGGAGCGTCCTGGCGTTGACCGTCTCCACGATGATGTCGCCGAGACCTTCTTCCCGCAGGGTGCTGAAGAAGTCGGCTCCGGTCTCTGCCATTTCCGCCTCCGACCGCTTGCTGTAGGCGGTCTTGCTCTGGAGGGTGAAGGTGTAGCCGCCGGTGGAGATCCGGGGGCAGTCATCGTCGATCATCTGCTGGGTGATCTCCAGCTTTGCCGCCTCGATGGCGGCGGTGTTTTCTTTGGTCAAGGTGGCCAGCTCATCCTTTCGCTCCAGGAGGGCCTGGTATTCCTTGACCATGTCGAGCAGGGTTCTCATTGCCGTTCATTCCTTTCGCTGAATTCTGAAGCCCTGGTGGGCCGTCAGTCTGGTGTGCGGAGCCGGTGCTTACCGCCTGCGCTCCATGGGCTGCTCCATCATCTTCAGGCGCTGGCACTTGCCTTTGGAATAGGCCATGCACCGCGATCCGGCGCAGACCTCGAAGCGTTCATGCATGGTCTGTTTTCCTGTGAAGCCGTTAGTCTCCCGGTCAATCGTTTTCTTGAACGGGCACAGTTTCCGTTCCTCCATGGGTGATTCCCTCCCTTTCGTAGTTATCCTTCATGTGGCTGTTCCGGCGGCAGCAGGAGCACTTCTGGTGCCGTGCCTCTTTCCCGCCTGGTCGCCATCGGCACCCGGCGCATCCGCTGCCGCTTACTTCCTGCGGAGCACCAGCCGCTGGAGGCCGTCCGGGCCGGTCTCCAGGCCAATGGCCCGGATCGCCCAGGCCCTGGCCCGTGCTTCCTCCGGGTGCCACCCGCAGTGGGCGCAGGCCGACGGGTCTGGGCACTTTCCGTTCCGATCTCCGGGGTGGATGCCCAGGGTGCAGGTGGTCGGGGCCTTTTTTTCTTTTGGCATTGTTCATCCCCCCTCGTTGAATAGCTGCCTCCAATCGTCGACCACAGTTTTGGCGAGATCCTCTTTTTTCTGCAGGGCCTGGAGTACGGTTTCGTCGATGGTCTTCTCCGCCAGCAGGTGGATGTAGGTGCATGGGTGGTGCTGGCCGATGCGGTGTATCCGGCTCAAGCTCTGGCTGTAGGTGGCGAAGTTGAAGTTGACGCTGTAAAAAATGCAGGTGTCTGCCGCTGTCAGGGTGATGCCGGTACCGGCGGTGTCGATCTGGCCGATGAAGACCATGGTCTTTGGGTCAGTCTGGAACTGCTGGACGATGTCTCCGCGATCCTCTTTTTTGATGTCGCCGTAGATAGCCACGGCTTTCATTCCGGCGGAGCGAAGCGTCTTTTCGCACAGGGCCTCGATCTCGTGAATCTCCGGGATGAACCGGGCGAAGATCACCAGCTTCTTTTTGCCCTCGACCACGTAGTCTTGGAGGATGTCCTCCAGGGCGTCCAGCTTCCCCCGACTGACCAGTTTCGGCTGGATGGCGTCATCCTCCACCAGGAAGCCGCCGGTGAACTGCTGCAGGCGCAGGAGCTTCGTCAGAACTGTGGTGGCGGTGATGGTGCCGCCGTCTGCCAGCTCCGCATAGCTGTCCCGCCGGAGCCGGTCGTAAAGGTTGCGCTCCGAGCGGCTCAGTGTGATGTAGCGGTTCTCGAAGGTCTGCTCCGGCAAGTCGAGGGCTTCCTCTTTGGTCACGCGGTAGGCGATGCTGTGTTCCTTTCGGATGAGAGTGTCCAGGTCACGGTACCGGACGATCTGCTTGCGGTTGAAGCCGCCCATCTCGCAGTAGCGGCTGCGGAAAGCGTAGAAGTTTGTCCCGAAGATGGTAGGATCTAAAAACCGGTATTGGCTCCAGAGGTCTACGGCTTCGTTCTGTACCGGGGTGCCGGAGAGGATGAGCTTGTACCGGGCTTTGTCCCCCAACTGGTGCATGGCCTTGCTCTGGGCTGCGTCGTGGGATTTGATGCGCTGGCTCTCATCGGCGATGACCAGGTCTGCGTCGAAGTCCAGGAGGGCGTCGAAGATTTCCTCTCTCCAGGTGCTCTCGTAGTTGATCACCGCCACCTTCAGGTGTGGGTAGGGGAACCGCTCAAGGTCTGCCAGGGCCTTGAGGCGCTGCTGCTTCGTGCCCAGCAGGGTGCGGATGGTGTAGGGGAAGGCTGCGTAGTCCTGGAACTCTTTGGGCCAGACGGCGACCACCGAGGTGGGGGCGACGATCAGCACCCTGCTGATCCGCTTCTGCTGGTATCCGGCTCCGGCCACGGCGATGGCCGTCAGGGTCTTGCCGCAGCCCATCTCAAAGAGGAAGCCGAAGCCTTTATTCACGGGTGTCGTGGGGATCACCTTCTATCTTTCGCCCCGGCGCTTTCACGCCGGGGGATTGCTTGATTTTGGATTAGAGATCAAAGCCCGGCGCGAAGCCATGCGAACTGCAGGCGTAGCCGTAGTTCGCGCTCCCGCCTGCGTACACACGGCAGAAGGCCGCCGCGTTGGTCGCATCGACCGAGCGCAGCCACCACCACCATGTTCCCTTGCCGGGGCACTCCTTTACTCGGTCTCGCTCCTTCAGGAAGATGGGAAGCTGGAAGCTGTCAGGCTCATCCGGCCACCACTTGTCCTCCGGCGCACCGAAGAGATCCGTTGCCGAAGGGAGCCAGAGCGGGTCTTCGTACTCCTTCATCTCTCCGTCTATGGTCTCCACGATTCTGCGGGGCCGGATGAGGTCTCGCAGTTCCTGGGGCAGATGGGGGTAGATGTCTTCCAGGACGTGTCTGCGGCCCTTGCTTCCGAAGTAGCCGGTCTTGTTGGTATCAGCGTCGTTCATCTCGCATTCGTCGTAGCAATCTTTGAAAATAAAACGGGCCATTTCGCTGTTAACGAATCCGCAGGTCACGGTGACGGTCTTCCCGGTATCCAGGCGAATGTCCAGCTCATCGTGGGGCCGGAGCAGTTCCGGGCCTTCTCCGCTCTGGATCGCCGTCTTCAGGGCCGCCAGATCGATGGTCGCATCCCGGATTGTGCGGACTGGCGTTGCGTCCACTCTCTGGCAGTGCTCTCTGATGAAGTCATCCAGGCTAAGGCTTTCAACTCCGGTCTTCGTAGCGACAGTGTGTTCTGCGATAGCTCCGGCGCTCTCGCCCCAGCCGGGGAGATGAAGGAGGAGGTCTGCGCTGTCCAGCATGGCGAGGCAGATCCTCATGTAGTCGCGCTGCTCCATGCCGATGGGCAGGGTGGCCGGGTTCAGCGGCAGGTGGCCTGCCTCGCTGACGATCCGGGCGGCGTCAGCGAACTCCGCCTTGTAGGTCTCCATCCTTGATGAGATGGGGCCGGACAGGAAAACTTTCAAGGGCTTTCTCATGGTGTTCATTCCTTTCGTCTATGCTCCTTCAGCCGGTCAGGCTGTTAAGGGTCTGAATGGGTGCCCCCCCCCGCCTCCAGAGGAGGCCTCTGCCCACCAGAGGGTGGGGTCAAGGTCGAAGTCGACGTGTGGCGGGATGTCGAAGTACCGGCCTGTGAAGGGGTCATTGTAGCGGATACCCATTTCATCCAGTTCCCGCATGGCCCGTCTCATGGTGGCCCAGATGCTGCGGGTGTCATCCCAGGCGTAAATGAAGCCGTCCGGGGCGATGACCGATTTCTTCGTCTTGTGGTTGCAGTAGAGTTGGATCGTGCCCCGATTGATGGTGGTGTCCATGGCTGCTTGCCGTGCGCTGGGGTAGGCGTCCACCACCTCCAGGGTCAGGTCTATCTTCACCACGGGGAGCTTCTTGCAGTAGGTCTTGTTCTTTTTGGCCAGGAATGCGGCCCGTGCTCGTGCTCTCTGGCCCTCCTTTGTGCCCACCACCATGTTGGAGAGACTGACGTCTGCCGGATTGCCGTTCTTCAGGTATATGATGTAGTCGGGCGGCAGGTTCTTCAGCCAGGTCTCCGCCATCAGGCGGGTCATGGTGTGGGTGCGGTGCGTCTTGGCGTCAGGTTTGAGCGTGACCACCAAGTATGGGCCGTGGCTGGTGTTCCGAAGGCGGGGGTGCAGTTCTTTCGGCTGATCCAGGCGTTTTCCGGTGCCGTGGGCCTTGTAGGAGCGCACCCGGCCCTCCGTGCTGATCTGGTACCAGCCGTTGTATCCGGGGATGTCCCGCCAGTTCTCCACCCGGCCCTTCATCGCCAGCCGATCCTCTTGCCGCAGCGGTGGCAGTGAGAGTGGTTGATTTGGACGCGGCTGTTGCAGGCGGGGCAATGCCAGACGCCGTCTTTGTGGGTGGGCTTCCCTGGGGCCTCGTACTTCCGGTGGAGGGTCTGGTACTGCTTCGCCAGGGAATTGTAGTCCTGCAGGAAATCCAGGGTGGTCTCCAGGTCGGTGCAGCCAGCCCCGCTCAGGGCGGCGAGGATGCGGATGGATGTCTCGCAGGCGGCGACGTCGGCCTGCCAGATTTCGTTCTCCGGGTCGCTCTTGGCAAACTCCGCACTGCTTGCCCGAAGGCTTCCCAGCTGGTTGATGATGTCGTTGATGGTCATGGCTTCGCTCATGGTTCATTCCTCCGTTCGATTGCATCGGGGCTGGCCCATCCAAAGGCGACCAGGCACATATTGGCCCCCCGCACCTGGTGGTCGTAGAGGGACATCTTCACGGGGTAATCTGTGAGGGGCTTCGGGTGGGGGTTCACCCGCTCACTGTCGATGGCCTCCTGGACGCGGTGGAGCTGCGACCGGCGCTGGGCAATGGCCGGGGGCAGTTGGACGATGCTGGCCAGCTTGTCCAGCAGTTCCATGTCTGCGGTTCCGGTGAGCAGCTGCGTTTTCCTGTCCCACCGCATTTTGTTCCAGCTCTTGATGACCGCGAATTGGATGTTGTCTGCCTCTTTGATTAGAAGGGTGGTACCCTGAAGGGCGATCTTCATGCCTGCGCCGCCTCCATTTCCTGTGCGTAGTCCCTGTAGGCGGTGAGGGCGGCTCTGCTGTAGTCGCTGGAGGCCGCCCCACTGTCAATGGCGATCCTGGCGTTCCCAGGCCCCATGTTGTAGGCCATGTAGAGGTCGTGGTCGGTGATCCACCCGAAGCCGTACCCCTCCGAAAGCTCCCGGAGGTAGTCCAGGGCGACAGCGGCGCACTGCACTGGGTCTGTCAGGTCGGTGACGCCGAGGGCCTCCATGCGGCCTGTGTGCCAGCGGGTGTTGATCTGCATCATGCCGATGCTCACTCCGTTGTCCCCGACGGCGTCAGTGTCGAAGTGGCTTTCCGTCCTGGCGATGGCCATGATGGCGCAGAAGGTATCCGGGTCGCTGCCACAAAGCTCAAATATGGCGCTCTGCGTCTGGGCATCCAGCGGGACGCTCTCCAGGATCTTCACGGGGTCGGTGGCCTCCGGGGTCGGCTCCGGCGTGGCGGTCGGCTCTATGTAGGCGTTCTGCGTCGGCTCCGGGGTGCTGACCTCCGAGGAAGGCAAAGGAGCCGTGGGCGTCCGGCTCCTTTCACTGGCCGCACTCATAAAGACCACGCCGATGGCGATGGCTGCTACCGCTCCGGTGGTGGCCAGCCGCACGATCCGTCTCCGGCGCTGCCGCCTGCGGCGGGCTGCTCTCCGGTCGGCTATGCGCTGCCGAGCTGCCTGTGCTGCTTCGAGTGCGCCCTGTTCGATTTCCTTTTCGATGGATTCCCAGTCCATGCCGCATCCTCGCTTTCTCTCACGCATTCATTCTTTCGGTACCCTTACCCAGGTGCCGGTGGCCTTATCGCAGAGGATCAGGCCGGTCTCTGTCTCCATCACCAGGAGGTATTCTTCGGGGCGGAGGCCGTGCTTCCCGGCCAGGATCTTCTGCTTCCGGGTCAGGCGCTTCAGGTTCTTCATGCTGTCGCCGCCCTTTCCCGCTCCGCTTTCCACCGCTCGTAATCCGAGCGCACCGCCGGGTCGTTGTACGCCTGGAGGATGCTCCGAAAGGCGGCTTGTGCCAGGTTCTCTTTGATGTGCTGGGGGATCGCCCTGGTGTCGATGCTGCCGTGGGCGGTGACCAGCACCTTTGGCTCAGGTCTCATTGCGTTCCTCCTGTTAGCTCTGGGCGGCGGTCTGGTTCGGCTCCGCCTGGGCGGCGGCGATCCGCGCCTGCGCCTCCATCCCGGCAATAAAAGCGTTCGCCATGGTGATGGCCATGGAGCGGCGGTTCTCAGGCAGGGTCGCAAGGAGCGCCATCGTCCGGTCTGCGTTGTCCAGCTGGGCGGGGGTGTAGGCCTTTTCGCTTTTCATTGTGTTCGCCTCCTTTTGTTGTCTCTGCGATAAGTATAAACCGCAACGCGCTATTTGTCAATGTGTTTTTGTTGCCAATGCGATTTTTTGTTGACTTCGCGCTTTCTCCGTGGTAATATAGACGTGTAATTTAAGGGGGTGTCTTTCTTGAACGAGCGCATTAAAAAGCTCCGAAGGTCTCTTGACCTCACCCAGCAGGAATTTGCCGCTCGCATCGGCTCTGTCCAAAATACGATAACTGGGTACGAGACCGGGCGTCGTGCTCCGTCAAGCCAGGTGATCTCTCTGATCTGCAAGGAGTTTGGCGTAAACGAGAACTGGCTCCGAAATGGCGAGGGGGAGATGTTCCTGCCGTCCCCGACCTCTGAGCTTGATGCTCTTGCGGCCCGGTATCCGCAAATGACGCACGAGACCTATGTCTTCATCGAGAAACTGGTCGGCCTGCCAGAGTCCTCGCAGCGCACCATCATGAATTTCCTCCGGGAAGTGGTGGAGGGGTTTGGCGACGTGGAGCCTGGTTCTCCGGCTTTCCCTGGCCGCTCTCCGTCCGCTGCGGAGCTTCATGCCGAACTCGACCGCCAGCTGGGCGTCGAAAAAGAAGCGGGGGGCGCATCCGAAGTCTCTTAGTCTGGCGGCTTCGCCATCATAAAAAAATATGGTATGGTGAAGGGTTCCCCCGCTGAAGCCGAAAAAAAGAGGGGGGAACCAGCCGCCGTGGCTGGTTCCCCCCGTCTGTCTTTAAGGAGGTTGTGATGGGATTTCTGTCTAAGATTTTCGCCCCCTTTGGGGGTGGCACAAAGCCGGGGTTTCAGGCGTATTACAGGACGGAGTACACTTCCACCCAGCTTGAAATGCTCCAAATGGGCTACAAGGAAAATTCAGACCACGAAATCTTTATGCCGGATACGGTTTGGATTGGCCCGCGCTCTAAGGTCTATCACTCCTGTGATCGTTGCCTTGGCACCTCGTTCGGGGTCAGTGGTGGTGCCATTCCAATCCCGGAAAGCGAGGCAGTTCGCCGTGGGCTTCACCGCTGCAAAAGGTGTGAGTGGGGTAGAAGCCCAGTCCCGGCACCAAGCCGCACGCCTCTTTCGGAGGCGAGGCCGGTCTCTCGCTGCAAGGTTGTTTTAGGGCGCGGTGGCCGATGATGGAGCGCGATTTGTCTCTTGACCGCTGCCAGGGCGACTGTGTCATCTATGCCCGCTATTCCTCCCACAACCAGCGGGATGTGTCCATCGAGCAGCAGGTGGCCGACTGCGAGGCCTATGCCCGCTCCCTGGGCCTCCGGGTGGTAAAGGTCTATGCCGACCGGGCGCTCTCCGGCATGACGGATAAGCGGCCCCAGTTTCAGACTATGCTGCGGGATGCCGCCCATCGGCGCTGGGACTATCTGATCGTCTGGAAGATCGACCGCTTTGCCCGGAACCGATATGACTCCGCCACCTATAAGTTCCGGCTGAAGCGGTGCGGCGTCCGGGTGCTGTATGCGAAGGAGTCCATTCCAGACGGCCCGGAGGGCATCCTGCTGGAGTCCGTCCTGGAAGGCTCCGCCGAGTATTACTCCGCCAACCTGTCGCAAAATATCCGGCGGGGGATGAGGTATAATGCCATGAATTGCAAGGTGAACAGCGGCTCCATTCCGTTCGGGTACCGCAAGGGCGAGGATGGTCGCTTCGCCGTCGATCCTGGGGAGGCGGAGGTGGTGCGTGAGATCTTCCGCAAGGTGGCCGACGGCATCCCGTTCGTCGAGATCTCCAACGACTTGAATGGCCGGGGCATCCGAACAAAGCGGGGCGGCCTCTGGGGCCGGAATAGCTTTCACCGCCTGCTGACGAACGAGACCTATGTGGGGGTCTATCGCTTCGGGGATGTCCGGGTGGAGGATGGCGTTCCTCCGGTCATCGACCGGGCGCTGTTCCTGGCTGTGGACGAGCGGCTGAAGAACAAGAAAAATCCCCAGGGGCGGCATCGGGAAAACGGGGAGTATATGCTCACGGGGAAGCTGT